CCTGCAGATCCTCTGAACTTGAAGAGGGAACCAAAGAAGATCTCTCTGAATGTTGCTTTCTCTTCTGCAAGACCAGTAACATTGAGATGAGCGGTGAACTCTGGAAGTCTCTTGGTAACAGACTCGGAAGTGAATCCGTTGGAGAAGATGGCACCAGTTCCGAGATATGCATCGGTTTGTCTTTCGACTGCTGTGCCACGAGTAGCGATGCGAACTGTTGGTTGTTCTGCAAATGTACGCAGAGGAACAACACCTTCTCCAGAGAGAATAATATGTGTTGTAATATCTGGAGGATTGAATCCAATCGCTTCGACTGCAGATCCACGGAAGAGAATGTCTCCTTCTCTGACTGGAGGAATCTTGAATGTGATGGATTCTGAAGTGAATCCTCCAGAGAACAGAGTACCGAATCCACCATATACATCGACAAATCTTTCGTCTGCAATACCACTGACAGGAACAACCCCGAATGGTTGTTCTGCAAATGTACGTAGAGGAGTAGCAATCTCGCCCTGAAGCTTGATCTCTGTTCCTTTGACTTGAGGTGCTGCAGCAAATCTTTCTCCTGCAACTCCTCCCATGGAGAACAGAAGTTGTCTCTCCAGAGGATTGACAGTAAGGGATTCTGCTGCACCAGACAGTGCTGCGATTCGACCAAAACCAACATAACTGGGAACAAATCTTTCTCCACCCTGACCGAAGATCGTAGCAGTACCAAATGGTTGCTCTGCAAATGTAAGGATCTCTGGTTCGGTTGTTCCAGATACAGAAAGAAGAGCAAATCCAGATTCTGCAATCGTTGCTCTGACTGATCCACGACCAGTGAAGTCGAACAGAGTAAAGAATGGATCTGGACTTGCTGTTCTGGATTCTGCAGCACCAATAAGAACAGAGAGTGAACCAGAACCATTGAAGTTCGGAATGAATCTCTCGGCAGCGTTGCCGCTGACCTTGATAAGATTCCTCTTCTCTTCTGCAGCAGTAACTGCTTCGACTGCACCAGATAGTGCAAACAGTGAACCAGAACCAACGTATGCTGCTGTTGCTTTCTCTGCTGCTGTTCCAACAAAGTCAAACAGACCGAATAGATCATCTGGACTTGCAGTAACTGCTTCTGCAGCTCCTGACAACGTAGAGATAAATCCAGATCCAGCGTAGGATGGTAAGTATTTCTGACCAGCAATACCACGTAGAACAATAGTGTTCTCTTGGAATCCTGCGAATGCAACTGCAGAAGATGCTCGACCATCCAATCTGATGGTGCCACCACCATTGAAATTGGGGGTATAACTGGTTGCAGCGAATCCAACAAACTCGAATAGACCGTCCTTGATTTCGCTGAATGTTGCAGATTCTGCTGCTCCACCAGTGCTGAATAGAACGCCACTTCCACTGTGGACGTTGGGAAGTCGTATTGAAGCTTCGCCACTAAATTTGAGGGTTGGTTTGGTAAGAACTGCGATATGACGCAGATTGATGACAACCTTGACTCCACCTGAAAGTCCAGAGAACTTGAACAGATGACCCATTGGGTAGATCGATCTCTCGTATTGAGGATCGATGATTGTGCCATAATCTTCTGTTGCATCTGGAAGATTGTTTGCACCAGGAAGACCAGCGAGATTGGCAGTCTCGATGAATCCATAATCAATGAAGTCTCCACCACCACTCTCGACCAGATCAAAGAGTTTGTCATCCTTGTAGTCTTCAATGACTTTGGATGCATGGTTAGCAATGACCCAAGAATCAATGACAGGCGAAGCAACAAATCCGTAATCTACATCAACGTAGAGATCGGTAGAAGATTGGTTATAGCTGTATGTTCTTCTATCGTCAGCGTTGGAGAATCCGAACAGATTTCCACGAGCAGGAGGATTGACTGCTGCACGTTCGACCAGTTGACCGAAGATGGATACGTCACCAGATCCATTCCAGTTAGGAACGAATGCAACAGCTGCAGATCCACTGACTTGTAGATTTGTTGTAATATCTGGTGGGTTAGCACCAAAGACTTCAGCAGCACCGTTAACTGCATATAGAGTTCCAGTGGATTGATATCCAAAGGCGCGTCTCTCATCAGCGGATACGAAGTTGAATAGATCACCAGAACCAGTGAATGTCTTGGTGACGCTATCTACAACCTCGCCAGTAACATCGACGAATATATCAGAAGTCCACTTGGGTGGAACGCTGACGATAGTGGCGACATTAATCTTGATGTCACCAGAACCAATATGAGTACGTGTTCTGACTGTTGATGCAGTACCCTGAACCAGCAGATCTCCCATTGCATAACGAGAGATGGATTCCATGATGGAACCATAGTCTTCGCGAACAGTCTCTGGAGCGTCCTGACCATTGATAAGAATTTGACCATAATCCAGATAAGATCCAGAAGTAGTGCCACCTACTACCAGGTCAATAATTCTGTCGTCCTTACGACTTTCAATGGTCTCATTAGCAATAGATTGAATCGTAATAGATTCAATTGGAGTGTCGGCAACAGATCCGTAGTTGCGATACTCAAAGATATCATTGGATGTACTACTGTAATGATATGCAACTGCCTCGTCAGCAGTCTCAAAGTTGAATAGAGTTCCAGAACCTTGATAGTGATCAGTCTGTCTCTCGACTGATGCACCAGTGAGAGTTGCAACACCCTCGGAAATCCAGTTAGGCGTGAAGCTGACTCTAGCAGCGCCTGTAATAGGCAGCAACGCTGTAGAGTCGGGATAGTCCGCACCAACCGATTCAGAAGCACCAGAGATGGCATAGAGGGCACCTGAACCGCTGTATGCATATGCTCTCCTATCTTCTGCATTGTTGAGGTTGAATAGTACGCCTTCTCCAACAAAACTTCTTGCTCTAGGTGTATCACCTTTACCACTAACTTCAATTAGGACATTGGCAATCCATCTTGGTTTAGTTCTACCACGACCTTCAACGAATGCAAATAGATTACCAGTTCCGATATGAGTGCGTGTTCTAGCAAGATCTGCTTCGCCCTCAAACAAGAAGTCTCCCATCGCATAGCGGGAGATAGATTCCATGATAGAACCATAATCTTCTCTGACAGTTTCTGGAGCATCCTCGCCACCGAGAAGAATGAAACCAGAATCTAGGAACTGACCGACACTAGATCCAGCAACAATTAGATCAATAATTCTTTCGTCTTTACGACTCTCAATAGTATCATTAGCAATAGACTGGATCGTAATAGAATTGATCGGTGTATCAGCGACCGATCCATAATTGCGATAGTTGAATATCGCATTAGATGTACTGCTATAGTGATATGCAACTGCCTCGTCAGCAGTCTCGAAGTTGAATAGAGTTCCAGAACCTTGATAGTGATCAGTCTGTCTCTCGACTGCTGTACCTTCTGTCTTGACTGTACCTTCTGTAATCCAGTTAGGAGCAAAGGCAACGCCAGCAGCGCCTGCAATAGGTAGCAACGCCGTGGAGTCGGGATAGTCGGCACCGACCGATTCGGAAGCACCAGAGAACGCATAGAGGGCACCTGAACCGCTGTATACATATGCTCTGCGATCTTCGCCGTTGTTGAAGCTGAATAGATTACCCGAACCCTTGTGAAGAAGACTGAAGTTTGTCTTCGCAACACCAGAGATTCCAATCTGAACATAGGCAATCCATCTTGGTTTGGTTCTACCAATACCTTCTCCAAACGAGAACAGGACACCCGAACCAATAAAGTTGGGAGTGAATACTTGCTTGGCAGTACCATTGATCGGGAACAGACCGAATGGATAATCTGTCTGATTAGTAAGAATCTCACCCCAGTCAAGTCCGACAGTAGAAGGAGTCTGTACACCGTCAGTGAGAATAGTACCGAAGTCTAGGAATGCACCAACACTAGACCCAGGAACAATTAGATCAATAATCCTTTCGTTTGCACGACTTTCGATTGTCTCATTAGCAATCGATTGGATCGTAATAGAATTGATCGGTGCTTCGGCAACCGACCCAAAGTTCTCGTATGTAAAGTAATCAATGCTGGAATTGTTGTAATCCCAGACAACTTTTTCTTCTGTAGAAGAGATGCCAAATAGAGTTCCTTCACCGACATAATCATATGTCTGTGAGAATGTAGTAGTGCTGAAGTTGAACAGGACGCCAGAACCAACCCAGTTAGGTCTGAAGCTGATACCAGCATCTCCACCAACATTGAATAGATTATTGCGTTGATCACCATCTCCACCGACAACAACTTCGCTGCCATACGATAGCGATATAAATCCATAGTGATCAAATTCATATGTACCAGTCCATGATAACTGGTAAATTCTAATCGTTTGATTAGGTCTTCTTGCCTCTACTGGGACAGTAACTGTCTTATCGCCAGGAGTCGTGTAAGTAGTTTCTGTATGGTCTAGTAATTTTCTAGATGCATCAGCATTGGAGAGACCTGTATCTAGGTATCTCATCCATAGGTGTTCATTATTCTCTGGAGTCTCGCCACCATTAGTGCCGCTACCCATAACGAGTCTAAAGGTGATCTCCTCAATACCAGTGAGGTCTAGATCATATTCAACTTTTCTGGATGTGCTACTAGAACTTCCAGGATCGAAAGCTGTACCGAATCTGACGTGTGGACCTACAGCAAATCCATTAGTAGGACTAGTGCCAGCTCCACTACTGGATGTGTATCTAGATCCATCATATACCGCTCCATAACCGCTAGACAGATCCGCAGCAGTTAGCGTGGTAAGTGAACCTTGTTTGATCGTATAATCAGGATCCTCTGGGAATACCTTGGTGACAGCCTCTCCAGCAAAGCTACCGCTGAATAAGGTGCCGAATACATTCCAGTTAGGAGCATACGCAATTTTAGTGTCACTACGAAGGGGTAGTAGTCCCTCCGTAGCAATCGCAGGTACATAATGAGTGTTGGCGTTGCCATCAACGCGCAGTGTTCCAGAAACGATGTATGGAGCATCCAGTCTGTATCTGGATCCACCGAACTCGAAGACCGTACCAGAACCAATCCAGGTTTTGATAACAGACCATGTAGTGAGAGAATGGAAGTGTGTTCTTCCCATCGTCTCGATGTTTGAAGTATCGGTAATAAGACCCCAATCGTCTTGTGCTACTGCCTCTACTTCTAAAATGCTACCATAATCAAATTGACTGACGACTCCGCCGTCTTCTGTCAGGTTGATTATTTGATCATCTTTATAGTCTTGAATGACTTTGTTTGCATGGTCTGCAATTACCCAGTATGCTAGACCTATTGAACCAAAATCTAATTTAATAAACTCGTTTAGTACCGACGCTGTATAGCTGTAAGAAATTACCCCCAGTGCTTCATAAGCAACAAACTGGGGCATTCTTCCAGTACCAGCGTAGGAGAATACCATAAACTACAGCCAAGTTAAAAAAATAGGGGGACCGCCAGTGAAGCAATCCCCCCATAATGTAGAACTCAATTTGAGTATATCAGTCGAGGCTGACGTTCAGGGTGACTTTGATTTGGTCACCAGCATTTTGAATCGCGTATGGACCATTCGTGAATCTTTCAGCGAAGAAGATTGCGCTGTAAAGAGTTAGTGAACCAGTGCCGTTTAGTGCCTTGGTTGTGGTAAAGGTGTTAGCATCAATTACATCGAATACGGTGTAGGTGCTAGCAGTTGTAGTGCTGTTACCAGTACCCTGGTCAATGTAGACGGCATCGCCTTTGACGAGACCGTGACCAGTTGCAGTTACCTTACTGAAGTCAAATTCAACTTCGTCATTGCTGTTAGACGGCTGAATGTTATCAATCAGTGCGTTGTTCAGATAAACAGTGACTGTTCCATCTGTCAAAGAACCATCAACATATACCTGGTGATCAATACCAGTAATGATAGTTCCAGCGTCGATGCCATTAGGAGCACCACCAATAACACCAGCAGTACCAGTCTGGGAGACTGCCATGCCGACAGTTAGATCTTCACCGACTTCTGCTTGGAATACACCGTTACCAGAAGCAGCACCAGTGAGTGCCTTGTCTAGATAAACAGTGGTTCCTGCGATACCAGCAATTCTTGTACCAGTAGCAATGCCAGTACCAGTGATTCTCTGTCCAACTGCAAGACCTGCAGTAGAACCAACGGTTACGGAGAACTCGCCAGAAGTACCAGTGATGGTAGTGGTGTTAGAAACAGCAGCAAGAACGAAATAGTCATTGCCGATAGTACCACGGATACCAGTCTTACTGATAGTTGTTCCAGCGGCTGCAGTACCTGCATCGAGAACACCGTGAATGGTGGTAGGCATGTTGTTAGCACGAACAAGCATGTAACCATAAACATCACCAGCAGCACCATCAAACGTGAAGGTTTGCTCTGGATAAGAAGCAGTCGTTCTGCCAGCACCGAAGTCTAGGTTTTGTCCAGTAAACGTGCCAGTATTTTTGACACTCAAGAGGAGAGTTAGACCGTCGATATCAACGACATATGCACCAGTACCAACGTCGCCGCCAGTTACGTAGTCGCCTTTTTTAATGCCAGTATTTGAAGCAACGGTGACTGTGTACTCGTCTTGAGTACCAGCGCCAGCGACAGCAGCAACTGCAGCAGCTTGTAGAGTCTCGATTGTCCAACGAGTTCCGTTCAGCAGAATTCCATACTGGTTAGAATAATCCTGATCAGTTCTATTATTTTCAACTTGATGATACCCTGTGGTGGGTCCAGAACCATATCCCAACGTATTGTTGTTGGTGTAGGGCTCGTAATATCTTGTTTGTGAAGGCGTGTCGCTTTCAGCTGGATATGTATTTGTCGTGAACAACTTCAGAATTAAGTTTCTAGGAATCTCCTGATTGTAATTCAGTAGATTACGTAGAGAATCAATTTCACCGTTGTCGGTTACTAGCAGTGCCATGTAAACTCTCCGTGTTTATCTCTCGATTTATTGTTATTTATATCGTATACTATTTATAGTTTCAATTTCAATGAGACCATGCATCGTGAGATGTTGATCGAATAATTCACTTTGAATTGAAAAATATCTCCTGCATTCACGGTAGTGTTCCAGGTAGACAGGCTGTCATCTTTATTTTTTCTAGCCGTGCTATTATTTATGATTCCTAATGTAGGACGTTCAGTACCGCAAATAGATTGAAAATTGGGGAAGTCAGAAAAACTACATTTTTCAATATCAACTTCAATGTTTCCTTCGCTATCAGCAAGGATAGTCCAGGACTCAATGATTCCAGTAACGTCAACTGTCATGGTTCCTTTAGGACCATTCCCCATAGGAAAGGAACCACTGTCTATGACATAATTAAGTGTTCTGGTTAGATCTGCTGTAGTAGCATATGCCACTCCAAAGAACTGTACACCTGCAGTTGGTGGTGTACTGAAAACAATCTGATCGTTTGAAACAATGTAATCAACTCCAGGTGATAAAACAACATCACCTACAGAAATCATTATCTGTTCTTCGTTCAATGGAGTATATGCTTCTCCATTGACGATTAGATTGAATGTATCCTGTGTTCCATCAAATTGGGATGCCAGTGATTCAATCAGAAGATTAGAATTCTGTACTGACTTCGACGGAATCTGGTAGTTTACGTCAAGCTTATGCTGCGCTGGTAATTGCTTACCAACACGATATGCATTGTTGCCAACCCTGACGTTATACTGTGCCATCAGGAAACTCCAGGACTGACTTCTGCATTGCCCATAATCACTCTAGTTTTGTAATCATTAGGATCAGTGAGAATAATGTCATAGACATATCTTCTACGATCCAATGCTAGAGTTTCAGTATCTGTTAATGTAAGAGCAATTTCTCCTGTAGTTCTATTGACAAAATCTAAAGTAAATGGAACTGAAGTTGATGCAGAATAACTTTTCTTCATCACAGCAGAACCAGTATACCCTGACATGTTTAGCGGGGTTCCATCTTTATTAGTGATGAAAAAGGTGACTGCAAAGTCTGCTCCTTTATCAATCAGTATGTTGACTGGTATCGCTGCCATCGGTATCCTTTTCTAGTAGGTTAAGTGCTTCCAAACCGCCTTCTAGTTTAGTGCGATATTCACGCAACTTGACGAGTTCTTCTTCACCTCTTCTGATCTTCAGATCATAGTCTGCAAACTGCTTTTCAAATTCAGCTCGCAACTTTGCGTTGTCCATATGGAATATAACAAGTATCTATATTTAGACGTTCAATTCTGGGTAGGTTGTGGTGCTTCTTCCGATTGAATTTGGTGTTCTAGGATATGTTGCTCCCTCAACTGGTCTTCTACCTTTAAGTTTTAATTTATGACCAGAGAAATCTGGTTCATCAAAGAATGCTCGGAGTCCAGGTGTTCCTGCTGCCTCTGTATATGTGTAACCACCGTTTCCACCGCCACCACCAATGTAGCAGTTACCAAAAGAGATTGCGTTGGATAAAGATGCACCACC